CCGATTGAAATGACGGTACCGACTGCGGTGCTTTGCGCTTTTGAAGCGGGTTGGGACATGGTGAGGACTCCTGAGTGAGGTGGCACGAAATATGTGCGTCACTAAAGGAGCCCCGTAGCCCGAAAACTTTGAGGATCGCTATTGCAGAGCGTCGTAGATGTAGAACTCCGCGACCGCCCGATACTGCAAAAGATCAGGCTCGAAGATGTCCTGCGGCATGAGGAACTGGATAGACGTGTTGCCCGATTGATACCCGGAGAGTGCCTTGATGACCGCATAACGCAGAGTCACAGCCTGCGCATAGGTGGCTCCCCAGCAATTGACCTCCACCCGATAACGCTGCACGCCGGTCGTGTCCATCGTGGGCTGGTTTGCGCCTCCGATGAACTTGTAATCAATCGCGGGAAGCGTCGGTGAGGTCGGCAGCACCAGCGGATAAATGCGGGTGCCACAGATGGCCGTCACGGCAGAGGACGAGCTTAGGGCCGTAAAGAGAGTTTGTTCGACCATCATTCCTCCCCGTTTAGCTCGTAGCAGAGGAGCACGAGTTCGCGGTTCGCCTGCTTTGTATTGAGCAGGGCTTCGATTTCGTAGGTATGCACGACGCCGGTCGTGGGCTCCGTATAGACGATGCGCTGGTTGGCAGCAATCACTACAGAGGATGTCCATCGCAGCGTGATCCGGTGGGTAACCTTGCTCACGAACTCGGCAGTTGCGTAGAGCAGTTGGGACGCCTGAATGTCGATCCCCGCCCATGCGGTGTAGACGGTCGTCCATGTCTGCTGCGGCTGACCGAAGCTATCCTGTGACGTGGTCTGGGTCTGAATCTGGACTCGCTTGTTAAGTTTCCCGATGTTCATGGCTCACCACTCGAAGGTGTCGAACGTTTCCCCGGCAAGTAGCTCGGCGACCCCAAGAGGGATTTCCTTGAGGCTGTCGGCAGAGGCAGCGGAACGGTTCTCGTAGAGGTGACCGATCAGGAGATACATCGCCCAGATGATCGTCTGAGGACATTTGTTGACCTCGACGCCATCGCCATAGGTGCCAGCCGTGAAGTTCACCCGTACTTGGCCGGGGATGTAATTCTGCTGGTACGGCCATGTGAAGCCCGGAGCCGGAGAGATTCGCGCTGGCTCCGAGGTCAGATCGACGGTGTAATTGCTTGGGTCAATCGTGACGACGGTTACGCCATCCGTTGCGAGATACGAAAGCGATTCGACACTGACGGTCATCGGGAGCGGGAGTCGAATTGACAGACCTCTGAAGTACCACTGCATGTAGTAGTCATTAGCCGTCGATCCTGTCGTCGTTCCCCAACCCGGCCATGGGAAGTAGTCGAGTGTGAGCAGCATCGTGCGATTGAAAATCGCCCGATTGGTCATTCTTTCGACCTGCTGCCGAGCAGCGATGATGAGCGCGGAAATATAGGCGTCATCTTCGGAGAAGTCCACACGCAGATGCGCCTTTGCCTGAGCCAGAGTGACAGGCTCGACGGCAGGTGCGGTCAACTCGCGATAAGACAGAGGCATGGGCGACTCAGATCACGCCCGGCCAGAACAGCCAGACGTGCGATGGTTGCGGAGTCGGAGTCGGAATAGACTTCGGCTTCTTCGTTTGCTTGGGTTGCTTTTTAGGCATAGGTCTGAAGATGACCCGGAGAGTCGAACTCTCCGGGTCGGTTGGTTACTGAATCTTCATTCCGACAATCGGGCTGTAGGTGGTGGAGTTCGCGAGAACCGGGGCACCACCAGCACGGGCGAAGCCGACCACGCCGAGGCGGTTCAGTTCGATCCAACGCTGAGCCGACTGCTTGATGACCAAGCCGGGGTTGACCTCACGAAGCAGGTAGCCCTTGGAGAAATCGCCGAAGCGAACCGAAACTGCGTTGGTCGCAATGGCGGGAGCGTACTGGTCGATCTTGACCGGGAACCCGAGAATCTGACCAGCAAAGCCGGAGGTTGCACCATCGAGATACGGGACGAAAATCGGACGACCCTGCGTGTCCTTGATCTTCAGAACTTCGCCGAGAGTGGCGTTGTTGAAGGTGAAGACCGCGCCGGGAGTGTAAGCCGGATCGAGCGAGACCATCAGATTCACGAAGTCATCGTAGCCAAGCACACCCGCGTCGGCGGTCGTGACCGGAACAGGGATGTTCCCGGTCAGGCCAACGAAGTTGCTGGAGTTCCCAGCGTTCATCGCCTGTGACACACCACGCATGTAACGCTGGGTCATCGCCTGATTCACATAGGAGATGAGGTCATAGCTGAGGTCTTGAATCAGCTTGTTGTCGATCAGAAGCGGGTCGCCGGTACGCAGACCATCGGTCTTGACGGTCACGCCAGCGATAACGGGATCGGTGCCGCTGCCGATGGAGGCAGAGTCGAGCACGAGGCCGTTGCCGGTGTCGTCCCACTTGGGAACGCGCACGTCCTCACCGGTGTTGGTGCGCATTTTCCCAACAATGTCGTACAGGGAGCCAGAGCTACGCTGGGCCACGACAGGCGGGAGAGCGGCGACCGGAATCATCACACCGCCATCAGCAGCGATGGTCAGGTCACGCTGCTCGAAGCGTTCGCCGCGCAGATAGGCACGGAACGCCTTGTTCGACGCTGCGTTGCGCTCTTCCTGTGAGCGGTTGTCGGCGGTTTCCGACTCGAATCCCTCGCGAGGAGGACGATTCGCCGGGAGACTGCGCTCCTCGGTCTCGGCACATGCTTCCATGCGTTCGATGTCAGCCTTGAGGTTGTTGGCGTCGGTGAGCATGGCGTCAATCTGGGTGCGCTGCTCGGCGGACAATTCTGGAGCGGACATAAGCTGACGAGCTTCCGCCAGAGTGCGATTCCGCTTCTCGATGAGTTCACGAAGGGTCATTACGGGTGTTTCCTTTTGGTTTGAAATCCGTCCTCATCTGTTGAGCAGCGTGGGCGGGGTGTTGCGGGTATCCCTACAAAGGAGGGAATGAAAGTCGAAATAGCTACGAGTTAGCTCGCCTCAGCCAGCCGAAGTCGGAGCATCGTGTCGCTGTGCCACGTGGCAGAGTTGCGTTCTGCGCCGGAGCACTGGGGATCGGCAGAACAAATGCCGCATGAATGGCCGAGGCACTGCGTACACACGCACGCGCATTGGTCGGTGAGGGCACGTGTCTCGGAGCCGACTGGGCTGAGGCCCATGTCTTTGCGAATTTCGTTCGCGGACAGAGTGCGGGTCTCGAATCGTGAACGAATCTCCGCTGGCATAGACGCCGGGAGAGTGCGCACCTGAGAGGTGGTGCTGGAATAGGCCGGGAAGGTCACCGGGCTCACGTCCAAGAGTTCTTCGAATTCCAGAATTCGGCGTGTGACTGTACCGTCCGCGTTATCCGTCCATGAATCGCGCTTGCAGATGAAGCCGAAGCTCGACTGCGTAACGTCCTTCCGACGCATTGAGGTAATCAGGTCGCGGGCGAGAGTCGTATCGGGTGGATCAATCGTGTATGCCAAACCACGTGCATCGAGACTGAGCGTCAGCGTGTTCGCGGTTGTGCGACCGAGAACATGGTCGGGATTGTGGTTCCACAGGGCGCGACAGTCGGGGTTGCTCGCCAGCACCGAATCAAATGCGTGAGGGTCGATAGTTTCCGTCCAGCCGCCCAGTGGGTCGCTAGACACGTCGAACAGTGCGGCATAGCCGCTGATTTGAGGTGCTTCGCCCTCGCCTGAGACGCGGAACTCGTGTGTGATGTGGCGATACTCTACATTGCTCTTCATTGCTTGATGGGCTCCTCGGGAGCGGCCTTCTGCGGCTCCAAAAGCTGATTGGCGTCGGCCATATTCGTCGGGTACAAGAAGGTGTCGCCTTCAGGGCCGATGGGATTGAAGCCAAGGTCTTCCCGAATGTCATTCACACTGAGAAAGCCCCACTGCCGACCGAGCGCGTAGCTTTGCATTTGGGTCTGCGTGTCACCGCGTAGTCGCTCCGTAAGGTCGAACGTGACGAACAGAGCCGGACTCTTGGTCAGCAGCTTGCGTTTTAGTTCTGCTTCGATACGGGCGACAATTGGTCGAAGAGTGTCTGTAACAAACGTCAATTGAGACTGCACGTGATTCGCATTGCTGAGTCGGCTCGTATCGCCGACCTGATGCGGCTGTAGATGAAACATGGCCGCGATGTCGGCACGCTGAAAATTGCGGGTCGCCAGAAACTGGCTGTCCTCGGGCGAGAGGCCAACCGTCTTCACATCCCATTCCCCGAACAGAATGGCTTGCTTATTTGCGTTATTTCCGCCGTAGGCTGAATGCCACGACTCGATGAATTCTTTCTGCACCTTCGGGTCGGGCTTAGTGCCCTTGTGAATCAAGATCGACGGCGCATGTGCGCCGTTCCCGAACCATCTCGCGCCGAACTTCTCTGCGGCCTTCGCTAAGGCGAACGCCTCACGAGCAGCGGACACCGGGGAAACACCCTTGATGCCGTCCATGCCGAACAACGGAAAATGGAGCATGTCGGCGGAAGCGACGATGCGATACGTACCGGGCTGCATCCCATCAGTCGTGCGATATGCAAGAACGCCGTCCGGCATCCGAACCGGTTCCGTTTTCAGCGGGTGTAAGGGCCAGATGCCGCTTACCGTTCCATCTGGATCACGGCGAATCTCCGCGTAGCCGTTGCCGGTGAGCGCGGAGCAGCCGACCAGAGTGCTCCAAAACACAAAACCGGTCATCTCCGGGTTCGGGCTGTAGGCCAGCAGGTCGTATAGGTAGTGGTCGGTCGCCTCTTGGCGTCCCTTGGCGAGGTGACGCATCAGTCGGCAAGGCAGGGAGGCGACAGCCTCAGCCAGCGTGGTCACACAGGTGTAAACCGTGCTGATAGCCAACGCAGTGCGTTCGCTGACGAGTTCGCCGGATGCGGTGGGGCCACCGTCCATCTCGTTCCACACGGCAACAGCGGTTAGCGGCGTGGTCGGGTCGTCGAACATGCCGCTCCGCTTTTCCGTGCGAAGGTTGAGGCTCGTGATGTTGGAGTCGAAAAGAGGCATTATGAGTGTGTTTGCCCCGCGAAGGGCATCTGTATAAGTCGCTTGATAGTCGAGTTATTTATTGCGGCGGCTAGAACACCATGAAGCCAAGCTCGGGCTCGGCAGCGATGGGCACGACCATGGCTCGGCTGAGCGCACATATCAACGCGCTAATCCCGTCGATTTTGTCGGTGCTTTTTGCTTTGTCCGGCTTGACCGAGCCGGTCGCGTCGTAGTCGGCAACCACGTTGGAAGCCATCCACCGCAAGACTGGGTTATCGAGATGCGTGAGATCATGCGTGAGAATCAGTTCCAGCAGTCGCTTGGTCGGGCCAGCTAACGACTGAAATCCCTGTCGCACCGGAGAGACGACGAACCCTTGGTCTTGCAGCCAAGTTGCAGTTTCCGTGCAGTTCCACGGGTCATACGCAATCTCGCGAATGTCGTAGATGTCCGCGAGTTCCTGAATCTTGAGCCGGATGGCGGCGTAGTCAATGATGTTGCCGCTGGTTAG